GTAAGCGATTGGGATAGTAAATTAAAAGTTGCCGATCAAAAAAGTTATTCTAAGAACATAAAAATTATCCGTAAAGGTAGTGCTGATATGGCCAACTACCTTATCTCTGCCGCAGTAGGTGAAGAAGCCACAATCGTAGGTGCTTACTTAGACAATCTTGCATTCATGGATGGAATTGATTTCAAAGCAGATATTAGAGTTGCTGTGATGAAAGAAGGTAAAGAAATTCTTGATGGCTATTCTCTTAAATTATATTCAAACAAAACAGTAGGTCTTGCAAATACAACCGCAAGAGGCCTATGTGGGCATTTAGGTGGCGCTGCAGCAGAAAAGAAATTCGATAGCATCTCTAAAAAAGATAATATACTACAAGATTTAATTGGCAAAGCTAAAGCCATTAACCATATTAAACAAGATTTTAAAAAGCATTTAAAAGGTGATACCGCTGCCACTAATCGTCTTAAAACACGACGTGGCCTTACCGATGCTGAAATTGAAAAACTGGATGTGAATGTATTAGATGCCGAAAGAAAAGAGGCTCGATCCCCTATTAATACTAGAGTTGCTGCATTAGTATATCAGGTATTAAAAGAATATGAAGGTACTGAAACTCTTGGAGAAAAAATACTTGACATTTTAGGATTTAATGATAAAGAAACTAAAATGTTAATGGCAATAACAACCGAAAAGAAAAGTGAAATTATTGCTGCACACCCCGATTTGGATTTAAGTCAAATTAAAATTGAAGATCCTAATGGTAGGGTATCAATTAATATTATTGGACCAACTGGTAAGAGAATTGTATCGTTCAACGTGAAAGAAGGCGAACAAAGAAAAGTAAGTGGATCTGTTTCATTCGCAGGAATTGATCCAGAGGAGTATGACGAATACCTATGAAAACACTAACAGGTTACTTATCAGAGGCCGCAGGAAAGAATACTCATATGACTCATATTGAGGATTTGATTCTTGACGGCGGGGTTAAGGGGGCGCGCCAGGCTATCCTAGCATTAAGGTCACTGCGGGATATGTTGAGTGGTAATTCAAAATCACCTGTGGATATCACTGTTAAATGGGACGGCGCCCCCGCCGTATTTGCTGGAGAGGATCCAAGAGACGGATCCTTTTTTGTAGCAAAGAAAGGCATCTTTAATGCCAATCCAAAAATTTATAAGTCACATGAGGATATAAAGGCTGATACTTCGGGTGACCTTACCAAGAAATTACTTCTTGCATTTGATGAATTACAGAAACTAGGAATTAAAGGTGTAATTCAAGGTGACTTCATGTTCGACAAGTCAGATTTAAAAAATGAGAAAATAAATGGAATACCACATATTGTTTTTCATCCTAATACCATTGCTTATGCTGTCCCTGATGGTACGCCCTTAGCTAGAGAAATTAAAGCAGCAAAAATAGGTATAGTATGGCACACAATATATACTGGAGCAACATTTGAAACAATGCAAGCAGAGTTCGGAAGGGAAATTGTACCCAAGTTAAAGAAATCAAGTTCAGTGTGGATGCAAGATGCCACTCTGCCCGATTTGTCTGGTACTGCTACATTTACTGCAAAGGAAACCGAAAAAGTAACTAAAAAGTTATCAGAGGCAGGTAAAATATTTAAACAGATTTCTTCTTCTACCTTAAAAGAAATAGAACAGAACAAAGAATTAAATACAATTATTAATGTGTATAACAATAGAAAGGTAAGAGAAGGCCAAAGAATTACTGATACAAAGAAACATGCTACTGGATTAATTATGTTCGTAAATGATAGGTGGCAAAAAGAGATAGATAAAGTATCCCGTCCAGAAACTAAGGCGGCAAAGGCTGGTAAAAGAGATGAATTATTAAAGTTTTTTGATAAAAAGAACCTAAAAAATCTACAAAAAGTCTTTGATTTGCAGAATTTGGTGGTTGATGCGAAATTAATTATTATAAATAAACTTAACAGTCTTAATAAAATTGGGACGTTTGTAAAAACTAAATCCGGATTTAGAGTAACCAACCCAGAAGGTTTTGTTGCTATTGATCGAATGGAAGGTGGCGCTGTTAAACTTGTTGATAGAATGGAATTTTCTACTAACAACTTTAGCAAAGATATTATAAAAGGTTGGGACAACCCCAACTAAATGGGAAACCGAGGATAAAATGAAATCATTCAAAGAATACACAGCTGCCAATGAAGCATTAAATATGGCGCAACGCCAGAAAAGAAAGGCTGCGTTTAGGAAGAATAAAGCTAAAATAATGATTGCCCGTAAAAAGGCATCTAAGAAACTCGCCAGTCCAGAGAAATTAAAAGCACGAGCTCAAAAAGCGGCTCGTCAACTCATCATTAAAAAGATCCTTAAGAATAAAGGTAAAGACGACCTCTCCTTTGCTGCAAGACAAGAACTAGAAAAGAAAGTTGATAAGAAGAAATCTGCAATAAACAGAATTGCAAAGAAACTTTTACCTCAAGTTAAGAAGAAAGATAGAGCAAAATTGAGTAGACATAAAACTCAAACACCTGGACAGACACGAGATGATTAAGAGTTTTAACGAATATATAACAGAAGCGAAAGGAGAGATTACATTTGTCTTTGGCAGATTTAATCCACCTACGACTGGGCATGAAAAATTATTCGATACATTACAGAAAGTATCAGGTGGGACGTATAGAATATACGGCTCTAAATCACAAGACCCTAAAAAGAATCCCCTTACATTTAAACAGAAAGTAAAATTCTTGCGTAAGATGTTTCCTAAACATGCAAGAAAGGTTATGGCCGATTCTGATGTAAGACACGTAATGGATATTGCAGTTAAACTATACGACCAAGGATATACTAAGGTAAGTATGGTTGCCGGTTCTGATCGTGTACCAGAATTTAAGGCGTTACTTAATAAGTATAATGGCGTTAAGGCAAGACACGGGTTCTATGAATTCAAAGATGAAATCGAAGTAATCTCTGCTGGAGAAAGAGATCCAGATGTAGAGGGTGTTACAGGTATGTCTGCTTCTAAAATGAGAGCAGCGGCAGAAGAGGGTTCACTACAAACATTTGCAAAAGGTGTTCCTGGTGGATATAATCCAAAAGAATTATTTAATGCTGTACGTAAGGGAATGGGAATTAAAGAATCTCCTAAATTTAGAGAGCATGTGGAACTTCCTAAAGTATCCGAGACAAGAGAAGAATATGTTGAAGGTAATTTATTCTCTGAAGGCGATACTGTAGTATTAAAAGAAACAAGTGATGTTGGAAAAATTCTTGTCTGTGGTAGTAATTATCTAGTAGTAGAATTTGGTCAATGGAAAAAGAGAGTTTGGTTAGACCAAGTCGAGTTATTAGAAAAATCAGGTGCTGGTGATTTTGGTACAGATGAAGTAACCAATGCATATAAGAAAGAAACCCCCGGCCAACAAGTAAAAGAAAAGATGACAGTTGCACAAAAAAGAAAGAAAAGCAACTATTATAATGATGATTCAAAGGATGGAAAGTTATCCAAATCAACTGCGGCAAAAAGACACGCACAATTTGCAAAACAGGCCAAGATGGATGATGATAATCCAGCGGCATACAAACCTGCTCCTGGAGATGCAGATGCAAAAACAAAACCATCAACACATACAAAGAAATATAAGCAAATGTATGGGGAAGATTTGTTATCATTTGAGGACTATAATATAGATGAAGGTAAGGCAGACGCGGCCCTTAAAAAGAAGGCAGATAAATCTGGTATGCCTTTGGCAATTTTAAGAAAGGTTTATAATAGAGGAGTTGCTGCATGGAGAACAGGTCATAGACCTGGGACTACTCCACAACAGTGGGGCTTGGCAAGAGTAAATTCCTTTGTAACTAAATCGTCGGGTACATGGGGTAAGGCAGATAAAGACCTTGCGGCCAAAGTAAGAGGGTAAAATGAAATCATTTAACGAATACAATGAAGGTAAATTATCGGATATTAAAAAGAAATTATCCAAGATAAAGGGCCTTAAGGCAGACCAATTACAAGTATTGCAAAGTTTGCCAATGCCTGTTATTATCTCTATTGTAAATCAGTTAAGTATGATAGTATCTGATACAGAATTACAAGAGGCTCCTTTGGTAATGAGCCATGCTGATATATTAGATACTATATGGAAAAAATTAAAACCAAATTTGGAAAAAGAATTAGGGAAAGGTAAAGTAGAAACAGTAAATAATCTTGCACGTATGGTAAAATATAAAGTGTCTACTAAGGGACAACAGAAAGGTCGTTCATACAGATACGATTTAAAGAAATGATAACTCTTAAAGAATATTTAAAATTATCAGAAGGGGTTAATGATCCTTCTATTTTTAAGGCAGTATTCCTTGCAGGTGGCCCAGGCTCTGGTAAATCATTTGTAGTAGGTAAAACTTCCTTAAAGGCATTAGGATTTAGATTAATTAATTCTGATGATGCTTTTGAAAGGGGTCTTTCAAAGGCTGGTCTGACGACAGACCCAGATGATATTGCATCTGCCCAAGGTCAGGCAGTTAGAGGTAAGGCAAAGGCATTAACAGGTAAAATGCTCGATCGAGCCTTAAAGGGTAGAATGGGTATAGTAATAGACGGAACGGGTAAAGATTACGAGAAGATCAAGAAACAAGTTGACATGGTAAGAGATATAGGATATTCCGTACATATGATATTTGTCAACACAGATTTAGAAACTGCATTAGACCGTAATAAGGCAAGACCTAGAAGTTTACCGGATGATATGGTAAAACAAATGTGGAAAGATGTTCAGAATAATATAGGTAAATTCCAAGGATTATTTAGAGGTAGAATGACTATTGTAGATAATTCAAAAGGTTCTGATATTAATACAGCCACTATGGCCGCGTATAAAAAAATTAAGACCTGGTCTGAAAAACCACCCGAAAATGCTATAGCAAAAAGTTGGATAAGAAGTCAGATACCAGGCCCGAGGAAATAAAATGGATAAGAATAAAATAGTTAGTTCGTTTAATGGTAAATGGAAGTATAGGAAAGATAAAGAGCAGTACGGTATGGCCGATGCTTGGAAAATTATCTATTCGCCAAATGCAGAAGGTAAGTATGTAGGGGACTGTGAGGATTACGCCTTATCAATTCTTTACAGATTATGCGGAGAAAGTCACTTAAAGATGTGGTGGATGTTAATTACCCATCAGGCAGGAATCTGTTGTGTAGGTCCAAGTAAGTGGAAAATGTCTCATGCCGTATTAAGATATAAGGGCGAATACGTAGATAACTGGACAAAGAAACTTGGTCCTAAATCTGCAATAGAAAAGAACCACACTTTCCATATTTTTTATGGACATGGATGGGCATACTTTACTGCATTAAAAATGATCATAAGTAAAGTAGTGAGAACTATTAAGGGTATATAATGCATAGTTTTTTAGAACATATAGAAGAAAGATTTGGTATTTACGAGGGTAGACACGTACCTCTAGAGCAACCTATGATTGAATCCGAATATAAGGGTAAAGACATAGAATTGAATCAACCAAAAAGAGGCGGTAAGGCTAAATACTATGTATATGTTAAGAATGATAAAGGTAACGTAATTAAAATCCAATTTGGAGATACTACAGGCCTTAGTGCAAAAATTAATGATAAAGGAGCGGCAAAGAATTTTGCTGCAAGACATCAGTGTCATTTAAAAAATGATAAAACCAAGGCAGGATATTGGGCGTGTAGGTTACCAAAATATGCTAAACAATTAGGACTTAAAGGTGGTGGAAATTACTTTTGGTAAACCGTACTGGGAAGACGGGGAAATAAGAAAATTTGATCCGACTAAGGATGATTCGGAGTTTGTCTGGCACCGAGACAATGAGGATAGAGAAATAGAAATTTTAGAGGGTGAAGGTTGGCAATTTCAAGTAGATAAATGTTTGCCTTGGCTACTAAAAGAGGGCATGGTATTTAATATTAAGAAAGAAGAATACCATAGATTAATAAAGGGGGTAACTCCCCTAAAGTGTAGGGTTTATAAATATGCCAACAGCTAATGAGCAACGTGCCGAACAGTCGGCAAGATTAGATAGAATCGAACAGAAAATAGACCAAATGTCAGAGGCTATTATTGCTTTAGCACGTGCTGAAGAAAAAATTATAACTCTTACAGAATTTGGTAAACAACAAGGTGAGCAGATTCTAACCCTTATAAATAGAGTAGACAGATTGGAAGATTTAGTAAGACAAAATGCTTCTACTGTTAACATTATTAATAAAATATTCTGGATAGTCATTGCGGCAGCTGCCACAGCTATTACAGGAATGCTTTTCATACAATAGGAGAAAAATATGAAACTCAATGATGAAAAAACTAGAAGCGTTGCTGCAGCAGTCAGTGATGTCCTAGAAGGAAAAAATAAAATGAAAAAAGAGGAAGTAAAATATCCTCATAAGATGTATTCTAAAGATGGTAAGGATGAAGTAGAAGTCAAAGATAAGGCTGAACACGACAAGTATGCTGCTAAAGGATATGTCCACGAAAAACCAGAGGTTAATGAAGTCGAAGAGCCAAGAGCAAAAGGCGAGAAAGACTTTAAGGCCAAACATGTGATTAAAAAGTCTGGCGAAAATAATGACGGTACTGTCACTAAAGAAGGTAAGAAAGTTGACGAGGTACTAGGGTTCGATAAGGACAATCCTCATAAAGACGAAGACGAAGACGAGAAAGAAAAAGAGAAGAAGGAAGGTAATGCCTTTACTAAAGCTCTTAATGCTGCTCGTAAAAACGGCGATGACGATTTTGTTGTTTCAGGAAAAAAATATAAAGTCGAAGATTATGATGAGGAAGAGGACGAAGATGAAGTCGAAGAAAGGTCAATGACTCCGATGAAAGATAAGTTCGGCCCCGATAAAAACCTTGTTAAGAAAGCCGTTGCTCTTGCTACTAAAATGGGTGGTAATATGACAGGTGCTGTTAAAAAAATCGAAAAGATGCAGAAAGGGTTGTCTAAAGATAAAGACGTGGCCGCTGCTCTACGACTTGCTAATGAAGAAGTAAGTGAATCAGTATTGGATGAAGCCAAACGAATGAATGAAGCTGAAGATAAGAAAACTAAGTATAGAAAATTCTTTGACAAAGCTTTGAAAAAGTTTGGTGTAAAATCACCTGCTGAATTGAAAGGCGACAAGAAGAAGGAATTCTTTGATTACGTTGATGCAAATTATGAAGCGGAGAACGAGTCAGACTAATGAAATCTTTTAAGCAAATCAGAGAAGACATTTTCAAATTAAAGAACTTTAAGGATCGTGATCGTAAAGGTCATGAGGCTTATATGAATATCGAAATTGTTAAGGGTAATACCAGTAATAAGTATGATGATGATTTCGGTTTCAATAAGCAAGAACTAGGTGTTATGGATAAGGTTATTAGTAAAATTAAGAATATGCATATTTCTAGTTTTGATGGTGGTAACACTGCTCCTGCATCTTTAGAGTTTTATGGGGATGAGGCTTCTTTAAAGAAATTTGCATCAGATAAAAATGTACAAAAGATTGTTAAAAAATACAAAGGTAAAGTATCTGGACCATATAAAGCTTAATTGACTTATATATAATATATAATGAAAGTATTTGACGAATTAAATAGACGTAATTTTGAATTATATGCTTCTCAGAATTATAATAACCCTGAGTGCATTGACATAGAAGAATTCAAAGAGGACTTGGCAAGATTTAAATATCTAAAAAGACTTCTGAGAAGGTATGAGGTAACCGAAGACTTGCAAGAAAGATTGATTTTAAATCATCTGATTGTGTTATATAACGTCTTCGGTATAACTGCTGCCAATAAAATGATATGGTATAAAATAGAAAGGGAACACTGGACTTATATTAAACCATTTCTAGTCTTCCTTAATTACTTACCAGTGGATGAAAAGGTTGATATACCTTTAGATCCATATATTGTAGACGTACTTAGGAAAATTTAATGAGTGTAGTATCAAGAACAGCTGATTTATTTTACGCCTTTAGGTTTCTAAAGTTGTTGGTTACTCCATGGGATAAAATGGGTGCATACGAATATGGTATTGTTGACGAGAATGGAAAAGTTTTAATTAAGGGTAAAGATATAACAGACCCTAAGGCAAAGGCAGAGTACACGGTTTTTCATAGGTTGGTATTTAACCTAAAAAGGATTTTAAATAAACTGCCTTTCGGTAAAACAAAACTGGCATCTTATGCTGCCGCTTTGTTTTTAATAAAGGAAAATACTGGACTAACAGAAGAACAAATTAGAAAGGTATTGGAAGAAATTTTAGAGGATATGGATGAATCACTAAATGAGGAAGTATTCTTCGTTAAAGATGATGTCATTAATCCTGGTAAATATAAATTAGTTTCTGAAATGGCTAGTATGGATACGGGAGAAATTATTGCTTTTCCTGGCCAAGAAGTGGTAATATCACTTCACAGTAAACCAGTAGACTATATGTTTAATACTGGAATTTACGAGGTAACACATACTTTAACACAACAGAAATTATATATAACTAGTGGAGATATACAAAAATGAAAAAATTTAAAGACGTATGGGAAGATGCAGCGGCCAATTCCGTGGCAAAAGGCGGTGTCTCCCTGCCTGCAGATGCAGTTCATGATAAGAAAAAGAGGAAAAAAGCAGTGTACGATGGAAGAACAAAGGAAGGCCGTAAATTCGTAGAACGAATGTTGGCAAGAAGAAAGTCCAAAAATGAAAAGGCTCAAAAGAGTTTACAGGCGCAAAATTTAAAATCCGTTGAAGTAAAAGAAGACAGCGTAGAAGAAGCTAGAAAAGCCCCACAGATTAAACATTTAAATATTTACGGTTCAGAGATTAGTGGTTTAAGATCCGGAGGCAAATATTATATGGCAATGGCAATTGATATGAGAGGCAAACTTATGTATAAAGTAATCGATGAGTTTGGTTCTATTGAAACCATTGACCTTAAAACATTCGCAAAAAGATTCGGTTAATTATATAGGTTAGATTATGTCAAAAATATTGATGGGTATTATAGGAGCAATGGGGCTGGCAGGTTTCATGTATTATAATTTTTCTGTAGTACCAATGAAGAATAAGTTGGAAGAACAAGCAAAGGTTATTATTGCTCAAGACCTACGTGATCAAGAACAAAGAGCTACTATAGAGTCAATTCAAAGTAATCTGACTAGAACCACACAAGCCCTTTCTGGGTTACAAATTCAAAATCAACAATACGAAGTAGAGATGGCTGAATACTTGGATATATTCAGACGTCATAACTTATCTAAATTGGCTAGTGCAAAACCTGGGATGGTAGAATTAAGAGCTAATAATGCAACTAAGGAGGTATTCGATGCGATTGAAGCAGATAGCGCTCGTATTTCTAGCCTTAACGATTAGTGGTTGTAGTTTACTTCAACAGTCTCCAAGAGAAGTTGAGATAATTACCAAACCAGTTAAAGTTGATATTGTTCAACCAGTACTACCTAGACCTATTGACTTAAAAGAACCTAAATGGTATGTGGTATCAGATACCAAAATTATAGAGGCATGTCTAAAGAGTCCAGAAACTAATAAACCTGACTGTAAGTTAGGTAGAGAAGATAAGTATCCAGAAGGATACACATATTTGGATAGATTTATAGATGACATCAAAAAGAAACATGGCGGAGATATAGTATTTTATGCCATGACTGTGGACGATTATGAGTTAATGGCTTATAACACACAGGAAATTAAACGTTATATTAATCAACTCGGAGAAGTGATTATTTATTATAGGAATGTAACTATCGATGATGAGAAAGGCGCAGCAGTTGGTATCAAAGTGGAGGAAGAAAATGGCAACGACTAGAATGAAAGAAGAAATGGGCAAATGGGATAGAGCAGAAATAGCTGCACGTCTATCTGCAATTGCATATATGAATGAGAAACCAGCACAGACTGCTGCTAAGAAATTAGGTTTTGCATGGGTAAAATTAATCAGTAAAGATGGGGCAGAAGTATTAGTGGCTAAAGATAGAAATGATTTATGGTTTGCATTTAGAGGTACTGAACCTTCTAAAATGAATGATGTTATGGCTGACCTTAAAATTATTAAGAATACTGCCAAGGCTGGTGGTAAAGTACACGGTGGATTCCAACAAGAAGTAAATGATTTATGGATGGACATTGTAAAAGAACTAGAACACAACGACCAATTAAAAGTAAGAAAAGATGTGTATATGACTGGACATAGTCTAGGCGCCGCCATGGCAACTATTGCATCTACTAGATATCAACCAGAAGAATTATTCACTTTCGGATCTCCAAGAGTTGGTGGGCCAAGATTCATTAAAAATATTAAGTGCCCACATTATAGATTTATGAATAATAACGATATAGTATGTAGAATACCACCTGCATGGTTAGGGTTTAGACACCATGGAACTATGATTTATTTCGATAGAAATGGTAATAAGGCTCCTAAACCAACATGGGGAGATTTGTTTTATGGTATTCTAAACTCGTGGAAACGATTTAAATTCTTCGATGGTGTTGTAGACCACGGAATGCCACACTACGTTAAGGCATTGCGCAAACTGGCTAAGGTAGAAAAATAATGTATTGGCTTCTTATTCTTACTGTTAAATCAATATTGAGTTCTGTTATAGGATCATCTTTCTATAACTGGTTTCAAGGTACTACATTAGGTATATGGTTTCAAAAACAAGTAGACAGATTTATGCAACACTTTGCAGAAAAATATAACTTAGAGGTTATAAAGAAAGATGCCAAGTTTAGGAAGCAATTTCCTCTGGCAGCAGAGAAGTTGGATAGGGTTGTAAAAAATTCTCATCCATGTAAAGAACTGCATGAATTTGACGCTTATCCCAAATTGATAGCTAGAATAGAAGAGCTAGAAAAAAAAGTAAAATAGTTGTTTACATTTCATGTGAAATGTGATATAATATATACTATTAAAACATGGAATAATAATGAATGGGATAAATGCAATGAAAATCAATGTCACTAAACGTGACGGTTCACAACAAGAATTTGACTTAGAAAAAGTACACAAGGTACTAGAATGGGCAGTTGACGGTATTACGGGCGTTAGTATTTCCGAAATAGAGCTCAAGGCTAATATACAGTTATATAATAATATACCTGCATACGATATACATGAACTATTAATTAAGTCAGCAGCAGAATTAATTTCTGAACAAACTCCTAACTACCAATTCGTGGCAGCTAGGTTAATCAATTACAAACTGCGTAAAGAAGTTTATGGTGAATATGAACCCTGGCCTCTTGCTCAGTTAATTATAGAAAATATTTATCGTAATGTATATGACGGCGAGATTATGACAAATTATACTAGGGATGAAATTGATGAGCTAGACAAATACATTAAACACGAACGTGATGATACCTTTACCTATACTGGTATGGAACAGTTTAGAGGTAAGTACTTAGTCCAAGACCGTAAGAACAAACTCCATTATGAAACACCCCAGATGTTGTATATGTTAGTATCAGCTACGTTGTTTATGAACTACCCTAAAGAAACCCGATTAAAATATGTCAAGGATTATTATGATGCTATATCTCAGTTCTATATCTCGCTCCCTACGCCGATTATGGCTGGTGTACGGACGCCGACCCGTCAGTTTTCAAGTTGTGTGCTTATCGAATCTGGTGATAGTCTTGATTCTATTAACGCTACTGCCACTTCAATAGTAAAGTATATCAGTAAGAAGGCCGGTATCGGTATTGGTGCAGGTGCAATCAGGGCAGAGGGTGCAAAAGTAGGAGACGGTTCCGTAGTGCACACTGGACTTATCCCATTCTTAAAATACTTTCAAGCGGCAGTTAAATCATGTTCACAAGGTGGTGTTCGTGGTGGTGCAGCGACAGTATATATTCCAGTGTGGCACTACGAATTCGAGGATCTGGTTGTTCTAAAGAATAATAAGGGAACAGAAGAGAACAGAGTCCGACACATGGACTATGCATTCCAATTTAATAAACTAATGTATGAAAGGTTACTTACAGGTGGCAATATTACATTCTTTGATCCTAATGACGTCCCTGGTTTATATGATGCATTCTTTGCAGACCAAGATAAATTCAAAGAGCTATATGAGAAGTATGAAAGAAAAACATCTATTAGGAAAAAGTCATTACCAGCAATTCAGGTATTCTCACAATTCTTAACAGAGAGAAAGGATACGGGTAGAATATATCTAATGAATGTTGACCATGCAAATGAACATGGTGCTTTCTTGCCGGATCGAGCCCCTATTAGAATGAGTAATCTATGTTGTGAAATTGATTTACCTACTTCTCCGTTGGATGCATCTGATGAAAATGTAGGGGAAATATCACTGTGTACTTTATCAGCAATCAACTGGGGACTCATAAATGATCCAAAAGACTTTGAGAAATATTGTAATCTTTCTGTTAGGGCTCTTGATGAGCTTCTTGATTATCAAGGGTATCCAGTACCTGCCGCTAAGAGAGGTACTCTCAGCCGAAGACCTCTTGGAGTTGGTATTATTAACCTCGCATACTTCCTTGCCAAACGTGGCCTAAAATATGATAAGTCTGCATTCGAGGTTGTGGATGAATATGCAGAGGCGTGGAGTTACTACCTTATTAAGGCATCTGCTGACTTGGCAGAAGAAAAAGGTAAAATTCCTTTAAATAATGAGACAAAATACGGCCATGGAGTTCTTCCAATTAATACATATAAGAGTGCAATAGATAATTTAATAGGGCACAAAGAACGTATGAATTGGGACGAATTGAGAACTCAACTCAAGGCCACAGGAATTCGTAATAGTACCCTCATGGCATTAATGCCGTCAGAAACATCTGCACAGATTAGTAATAGTACAAATGGTATCGAGCCACCTAGAGCATTGGTATCATATAAACAAAGTAAGGATGGTGTTATGGCCCAAGTAGTGCCAGGGTATCATCACTTAAAGAATAAGTATGATTTACTGTGGGATCAAAAATCTCCTGAAGGATACTTGCATATCTGTGCCATCTTACAGAAGTATATTGACCAAGGTATCTCGGTTAATACTTCATACAATCCGGAACACTTCGAGGACAATAAAATCCCTATGTCAGAAATGATAAAGGATACAGTTACTGCCTATAAGTATGGATTAAAACAACTGTATTACTTTAACACCTTTGATGGTGCTGGAGAAATGACAGACGAGACCACACATCACACATATTATGAAGGTGAGTCCGAAACATACGAAGATGATGATTGCGAGAGTTGCAAGATTTGAAAAAGAAAGAACGAATTCCACTAAAAGGTGGAGAAGAGTTTGACGCACTTACACCAGCACGTAAACGGTATAAGTATTTAACTAGCCCTGGTGTTACCAAAAACATTAAAAAGGGTTATAATAAACGATTTAGAAAAAAAGGAAAAATTAATGTCAGTATTGAAGAAGAATAAAAAGTCCCATCTGGAGAAAAATATGTTCTTAGATGAAGGCGTAGATATTCAAAGATATGATGAACTAAAATACCCACAATTAGATAAGATTACCGAAAAACAATTAGGATTCTTTTGGAGACCCGAAGAGGTAGATATTTCAAAAGATAAAAAAGATTTCGATTCTCTTACCGAACATGAGAAGCATATTTTTACATCAAATTTAAAGAGACAGATTGTATTGGATTCGGTACAGGGCCGTGCACCTAATCTTGCATTCTTACCTATTGCATCTCTACCAGAAGTAGAGAACTGGATTGAAACTTGGTCATTCTTTGAAACAATTCACAGCAAGAGTTATACACATATCATTCGTAATATATATCCAGACCCTTCGAAGGTATTTGATGGCATTTTGGATACTAAAGAAATTGGCAATTGTGCAGATTCTATTAGTACCTACTATGATGATTTGGTTACATCAAATAATGGGCCGACTAATAAAATGCAACATAAGAGAGCTATTTGGATGGCGATGATGTCTGCAAATGCATTAGAAGGAGTAAGGTTCTATGTATCATTTGCATGTTCGTGGGCCTTTGCAGAGTTAAAGAAAATGGAAGGTAATGCAAAGATTATCAAGTTTATTGCTCGTGATGAAAATGTGCACCTTGCATCAACTACTACAATGTTAAAACTCTTACAGAAAGAAGATAAAGACTTTGCAAAGATTGCAAAACAAACTGAAAAAGAATCCATTCAGTTATATGTAGATGTAATTGAACAAGAAAAGGCATGGGCCGAATACCTGTTCCGTGACGGTTCTATGATTGGTCTAAATTCAAAACTCTTATGTGACTATATAGAATGGATTGGTTGTAAAAGAATGAGGGCAATTGGATTACCTTGTCCGTATACAGTTACTCAAATGAATCCATTACCATGGACAGAAAAATGGATTTCTGGAGGTAATGTTCAAGTAGCACCACAAGAGACCGAAATAAGTTCCTATGTGGTTGGGGGTGTAAAACAAGACGTAGATGACAACACACTAAAAGGACTCAGTCTATAATGCCAACACAACTTAAATTTAATTTTGACAAACCTCGAGATTGTACTCCTAAGGAACAAAAAGAGTGGATCGGCGGCGAACTTAAATATTGGGCTGATATTCAAGGCAATATTATTATAGGTTTATCAATTTTACAAGTAAGTCTTTTAGGATTCATGTTAGGTATGATGTGTGTCATAGAAAATACAATAGCTTAGGAGAATATAATGAAAATAGAAATTTTTAGTAAGGATAATTGCCCTTACTGTGATATGGCAGTGCACAAGGCACAGTCAATGATACAAGAAAGAAACGATATAGAATATTCAGTCTTTAAATTGGGAATTGATTTTGGTAGAGAAGAAATGCTAGAGAATTTCCCAGGAGCAAGAACCTTTCCCCAAATAAGAGTTGATGGGGAGAATATTGGCGGGTGGTTAGAATTTCAAAAGATTTAACAAATAAGGAGTTACTTATGGCATACGGAACTGCACCGACACATTGGTACGTGCATGATTGTCAATTTTGTTATAAACGATCATTTATTTCAATAGAGGATGAATGGGATACGGACGATAGATTCTGCCCTAATTGTGGTATATCATCAGAAGTGGATGCAACTTCAGACTATGGTGATACTACCGTAGAAACTTTGGATTATGACGAAGATTACGAGGAATAATCCCCCATGGGTATATCAAGGCATCGAGTGGCAACCACCCGAAGACTTCGATCCGAGCGACGTATATGGTTTTGTCTACATAATAACCAATCTGAAAAATCAGAGGAAATACGTAGGGAAGAAGTTCTTTTGGAGTCAGAAAACTTTACCTATAACCAAGACAAGAAAACGCAGGAAGAAGCTTAAGGTTGAATCTGATTGGAGAACCTATTGGGGCTCTAATAAACATTTAGTTGCAGAGATAGAAGAATTCGGTACAGATAATTATACCAGAGAGATTCTTCACTTATGTAAGACTAAAGGTGACTGTGCATATATGGAAGCTAAGGAACAATTCGATAGAGACGTATTACTTACCGAAGAGTATTATAACGGAATCATATCTTGTAAAATCGGTGGACAAACCGTTAAAAATTTAATTAAATAGGGGTTTACATTTATGGAAAAGTGTAGTATAATATACCTATTATGAAGAACAATATCATACAATTTCCGACTGGGCGAAGACAAGCACAGATTGAGGAAGAAAGGGACTGGGAGTATGAGAACTTCACAGACGAATGTGTAGATACTGCTCAGTTTGCTCTACTGCTATTGGAAGATTATATTGATTCAGATGAAGGTAGTAATCTTAAAGAACTTGATTTTAGAAATCCAGAGTACGCAGAGTCCCGTGATATGTTTGTAGTAGTAAATTTATTGTCTTCTATGTTTATGCGTTATGGTGGTATAAAACACTTCTTGCAAAAAGACCTAGAAACTCTATTCACTAAAATACAAGAAACCCGAGAACCTAATGATATTACTTGACTATAGTCAGATCGCACTATCCAACATCATAGTGCAAAAACTTAATGATGAAAATATGATACGCCATATGATTCTTAATAGTATCCGTATGTATAACAAGAGATACCGACAAGAGTATGGCCAAATGGTTATATGCGCTGATGGCATGAATACATGGCGAAGAGAATACTTCCCAGAATACAAGGCAATGCGCAGGAAAGGTAAAGAAGAATCTGATACCGATTGGTCTGAAATTTTTAGAATACTTAATCTAGTACGAGAAGAAATCCAAGAAAATTTACCATATAAAGTACTGCATATGGAAGGGTGTGAGGCCGATGATATTATAGGTGCACTTACTATCCGTACCCAAGAATTTGGTCATGGAGAACCTGTAATGATTGTTTCATCCGATAAGGACTTTATTCAATTACAAAAATTCAATAATGTAAAACAATGGTCTCCTATTCAAAAGAAAGTAGTAACTGATAAGAACCCTAGAATGTATTTATTTAATCACGTCATGCGAGGTGATTCCGGTGATGGAGTTCCTAATGTATTATCAAAAGATGATACGTTTATTACAGAGGCAAAACAAACTCCATTAAGACAGACACGTATTGACGATTGGTTAGAAAGAAGTGATAATTTAAAAGACGCGATGCCAGAAGAAGTATATCGCAACTATCAGAGAAATAAAAAATTAATTGACTTGACAGAAATCCCAGAGGACATACAAGAATCAATTATAAATAATTATGATAATCAAAAACTACCTATGAAAATGAAAGTTTTGAATTACTTAATTAAGAAAAGATGTAACAACCTGATTGAATGCGTGGAGGAGTTTTATAATGCGTAGAAAATTAATATCCGAGGTCTTTGAAGAGGCCGCAAAACTAAATACTAAGAGTGCGAAGATTGCTTATTTGCAAAAGAATAATTCAGCGCCACTTAGAGATATTATCAGAATTAACTTTGATGATGATATCGTTTCACTATTACCGAAAGGTGCACCACCCTATAAGAAAGATGATATGGTCGACGGCCATAATTATTCTACGCTGTATCATAAATTTAGACAGTTTAAATATTTCTTTAAGGGCCCAAAGACCAATATGAGCCAAGTAAAAAGAGAATCGGTATTTATTTCTTTACTTGAATCAATTCATCCAAATGATGCAGAATTGTTCATTCAGGCAAAAGATAAAAATTTGAAGTATAAGGGAATTACAAAGAAGCTTTGTCAAGATGCATTCCCTAATTTAATTAGTAAGTAATAATAACATGATAATAAGGAGGGCAGTCTATATAAAACCTTTATAATGATAGAATTCAATTAATCAACATGGAGAAACATTATGCATGTACAAATTGAACGCCTTAAAAAAGACCAAAAAGAGGCAATATACTATCAAAAGAAACTGAAGCGTAAGGGGAAAGATGTTCTAGCATATAAGATGCAGAAAAAAATCGAATACCTAAATAAATTTATTGAAGATATGGCGGCAGTTCAAGGAGGTTAAATAACCGGGGTTAAGGCCCTGGTAAAACAGGGCCAATTACCTATGACAGAAGAAATTAAATTTACTAAAGAAGAACTTGCAAATTCTAAAAGAATTTATAAGTCGGCAACACCAAAGTATACCTACGACTGGTATCTAAAATGGGTATCAAGTGTTATCATTCTATGTGCAATAACAATCAGAGCGGCTGGAGTCCCAGAATTAATGTGGATGGATATGCTGTTATCTTGGATTGGAGCAATGGGCTGGTTTGTTGTAGGATTTATATGGCAAGATAGAGCACTTATCTTATTAAATGGAGTTATAGGCATTATATTATTTTCGGGGCTAATTAGATATTACTTTGGAATGTAATGAATTTAAATAATGGTTGACAAATACCAATTGATGTGATATAATATACATTATGAATATTTTTATACTTAACGAAGACCCAGTAATTGCAGCACAAGAACAGTGTGACAAACATGTGGTAAAAATGATTGTAGAGTCGGCACAAATGCTATCTACTGTACACAGAATGTTAGACGGCTCGATCGAGCAACGTCCATCCAAATCAGGAAAAAGAATCTTAAAATATTACAAATTACCAGACGAAAGAGAGGACTTGTATTACAAGGCTGTACATCACAATCATCCATGTACTGTATGGACACGCGAGTCTTGTTGTAATTATTCTTGGCACTATGAACATTTTTGTGCACTTATGGATGAATATACATATAGGTATGGTAAGATACATTCAACGGATACTAAATTAAGAAAGGCCCTAAAACAGTTGCCAGATAATATCAATAGAACAGGTGGCAGAACTCACTTTAAATTGGCTATGGGTTCTAATCCAGAGTGTGTAGTATATGGGTTGGGTGGTACTGATCCTGTACAGTCTTACAGAAATTTCTATCAAACAAAGCAATCGAGGTTTAAAATGGATTGGACAAAACGTAAAGTGCCGGAGTGGTTTAACTATGCCGCTGTATGATTTTGAAGATAAAGTAACGGGCGAAATCGTTACAAAAATGATTAAGATATCCGATAAGGATCAATTCTTAAAGGATAATCCTAATCTAAAACAAGTAATTTTATCTACACCATCAATTGTTGGTAGTGTAGGTGGAACACTGTCTCGTGCAGGAGACGGATGGAAAGAAGTGCAAGATAAAATTAAATCGGGTTTACCCCCACGGTTAAAGGATAATATTAGAACAAAATGAGTCAAAGACCTTCGCGTTTAAGAACAGAACATTTGGTTACATTAGAACCTCTCACAGAAGCACAAAGCTTTGTGTTTGAATCATGGAAAGATGGATTTAATCTAGTCTTATCTGGTTCTGCTGGTACAGGTAAAACCTTTATTTCAATTTACTTGGCATTATTGGATGTTCTAAATAAAGAACTTCCGCAAGATAAATTAGTCATAGTGAGATCGGCAGTACCTACACGAGATATGGGATTCTTGCCTGGAACATTAGAAGAAAAAGAAGATGCATATAAAATTCCATATAATGCAATTCTATCCGACCTCTTTGAAGACAAAGATGCATGGAAAAAACTAGAAACTGTAAAGAACATTGAATTTTTAACTACCTCGTTTATAAGAGGAGTCACACTTAATAATTGTATTGTTTTAATTGATGAATCACAGAATCTTAATTATCACGAATTGTGTTCGGTCATTACTCGATTGGGTAATAATACCAGAATTATTTTATGTGGTGATTATTATCAAACAGACTTTACAAAAAATGTTGACATGTTAGGTTTGGCCAAGTTTACTGCAATTTTAGAAAATATGAAACACTTTGAACATATTACGTTTAAATGGAAAGACATTGTCAGATCGAGCCTTGTAAGGGACTTTATAATGACAAAGGAAATGATGGAAAATGATGACTTTAAATAAAGGGAATTTTATACATGAAAAAGTGGATTTGGGATATAACGACCTTTCTGCAAAGACAGGCTCTGGTGGTAGAACATACACCGCTCCTGATGGTAGTACTTATCCTTCTATTACAACAGTTCTGTCCATATTAGGCAGAGAGGCAATCCAGGCATGGAGAGCAAGAGTAGGGGAAGAAGAGGCAAATAAAATATCAAGAATTGCCTCAACAAGGGGTACAGCAGTACACGATATGTTAGAAAAGTATGTGGATAATGATCCGAACTTTTCTGAAGGTGTACTGCCACATATTCTACAATCATTTTATGATGTAAAAAATGTACTCGATACTAATTTACAAAAAGTTTATGCACAAGAGGCTCCTCTGTATTCGGAACATTTAGGTCTGGCAGGTAGAGTGGATTGTGTTGGGGTATGGAATGGTAAAAATTCAATTATTGATTATAAAACATCCCGTAAACCCAAAAAGAAAGAATGGATTGATGGTTACTTCATGCAGTGTGCAGCATATGCAATAATGTGGGAAGAAAGAACCGGAATGCCCATTACACAATTGGTTGTTATGATTGCTGTAGATAACGAAGACCCTCAAGTCTTTATAGAACATAGAGATAATTGGGTTGATAAATTATTTGAAGTAATTGAACAGTATAAACTCGAAAAGAAACGAGAACATATATTTGGAGAAAGGAGGTAATATGTTAAGTGTCGGAGATAAATTTCCTGCCTGTACTTTGCAGGGAGTAGATGAAAATAATGCTTTTGTCGAAGTAAAAATTGAGAATGGTTATACACCACATAAAAAAGATTGGAGTGTGGTTTATTTCTATCCAAAAGATTTTACCTTTATCTGTCCTACGGAAATTGCAGGAATGGATATGTTGGTAGAAGAAGCAAATGTTGTCGGTATTAGTGGTGATAATGAATTTTGCAAACTTGCATGGAAACAGAACAACGAATTAATCGGAAGTATTAATCACGTTCTTGCTGCAGATTGTGGATTAGGATTATCACATAAGCTAGGTATTGTCAACGAAGAAGAAGGTGTGTGCTATAGAGCAACATTTATCTATGATAGAGATATGGTGATTCAACACGTATCTGTCAATGCATTAGATACAGGTAGAAATGCACATGAAGTATTAAGAACTTTACAAGCACTTAAGGCTGGTGGTTTAACTGGCTGTGAGTGGAATCCAGGAGAGGAGTTTGTAGCATGAGAGAAAGAATGATAATTGCATTAAAGAATCATTATCACGGTGAGATTGGTAAACATAAAATGAATGTTGAGACGTTTCTAGCCAACCCAGTAGGCGTTGGAGAACATATCGACATTATGGAAACCATATCTGGCGAGATTGGTAAGATTGCCGAATATGAAGATAAATTAATGACTTTGGAAACACATTTTATTCTTCCAGAAAAAGAAATAAAAATTTAAAAAAGTGTTGACAAAGTGTGGTATATTTGATATAATATACCCATGAAAACAATTAAACATATTATCTTTGATATTGATGGAACCATTGCAAATGTACAGCATAGGCGTAAGTTTGTTGATGGTTCCCAACCCAAAGATTGGCCCGCCTTTAAAGCTGCTACAGTAAATGATACCCCTATTCAGTGGGTATGCGATGCGGCTAAACAACACGTACAGAATCAAGACGTTGTAATATTCGTATCTGCAAGAAATACCACAGAAAGAGATATTACAGTAAAACAAATACAAGACTGGATTGGTATACAAGATCCTATCTTATTCTTAAGGCCTGAAGGTGATTACAGACCAGACCACGAATTTAAAAGTGATGTATTGGCTGAAATTAAGAATGCAATAGGTGGTAATCCAGACTTGGTTTATGATGACAGAAATATGGTTGTTGATATGTGGAGATCACACGGAATAACCGTAAATCAAGTTGTTGATAGAGTTGCAGGTAATTTTTAGTGAGGATACTAGGTTCGGGACATCATACAGAGATTATAAACTACCCGGTAATCATCACCCTAGTATCCTCTCTAAAAATTACTTGAAAAAAGTTTTAAAAAAGTGTTGACAAGATGTGTAAAATGTGTTATAATATACACATATGATAAGGAAAAATATGAAAGATAATATAATTTTAGTTGACTGTGATGGAGTGTTATGTGATTGGGAATATGCATTCACACAGTTTATGCACCACAAAGGGTTCCCAACCCTTGATACTACGGAATATAACGTAGGTAAAAGATTCGGATTTACCAGAGAACAAGGTCACACATTTGTTGAAGAATTTAATGATTCTGCGGCCATTGCGTTCTTACCCCCTCTAAGAGATTCTGTGTATTACATGAAAAGGCTCAATATGTTACATGGGTTTAAATTTCATTGTATTACATCACTCAGTACAAACAAGTATGCTCAGAAACTAAGAATTCAAAACCTAGAACTTTTATTTGGTAAAGAATTATGGGACGATTTTATTTTCCTACCATGCGGCGCGGATAAAGACGAGGCACTTGAAAACTACGAAGATACTGGTTGTTTCTGGATTGAAGATAAACCAGCAAATGCTCAAGTAGGGCTTGATATAGGTCTTAATTCTATCCTAGTTGCCCATGAACATAACAGTTCCGAGACAAACATTCCTAGGTATTGGAAGTGGAAACATATTTACAAGCACATTGTGGGAGAACTATAATGCAACCATGGGAAATAATTAAACACATCGAATCGGATAACAGTAGGTTATTTAAAGAGGATGTCCTTAAACAACACATGGATAATCAAGAATTCGTCAAGGGCCTACAGAAGTGTTTCGACCCTTTGATTACCTTTGGGACGAGGGAAGTACCTGTAAAGAAAGAACCCAACGGATTAATCGAGCCATGGTTTACATGGGATCAGTTTGAACAACTCTGTTATAATTTAGAGACCAGAACTCTTAGTGGTCATGCTGCAAGAGATGCCATACTTAATGCTATGGCAATTTGTGATCAAAATGCATGGAATTTCTGGTATCGTAGAATTCTATTAAAGTCAATCGATGCAGGATTTGGAGAAAGAACTATCAATAAAATTGCTAAGGGTACAATCCCAAGATTTGGTTGTATGTTGGCAAAAGATGGTAAAGATGGTAAAGGTCTTGTAGGTAAGTGTCTTATTGAATACAAGTATGATGGTGTAAGGTGTATTGCAATTGTAAAGAATAATATTGCTACTCTTTATAGTAGAAACGGTAAAGTATTTCCCAATTTTCCTCACATAGAGGCCGCTTTAAGTAAACCTGAATTTAATGATTGTGTCTTCGATGGCGAGATTATGAGTGAGAATTTTCAGGCATTAATGAAACAAGTTTATAGAAAGTCTGATGTCCAAACAGAAGATGCATTTATGGCTCTATTTGATATAGTGGATTTACAAGAGTGGGAGAAAGGTAAAGGACATTTAAATACAATCGAAAGAAAAGAAATCATAGATAATATGAGCTTTGAAGATTGTATTAGACCAGTTGATTACACATTGGTAGACTTTGATGCCGAAAATGGTAACAAGACTTTCAAAGATATGAATAAAGAGGCATTAGAAAAAGGCTACGAAGGATTAATGGTTAAACCTATAGAGGCCTTATATGAATGTAAAAGATCTGCCTCTTGGTTAAAAATCAAACCTATTATTGAAGTCACTCTTATGGTAGAATACATAGAAGAAGGACAAGGTAAATTTATAGGTACAACTGGTGCCTTGGTTTGTGAAGGTGTTGATGATGGAGTACCTATTAAGGTTAATGTCGGATCTGGACTTACAGACGAATTACGAGATGCGATTTGGAATAATCAAGAAGATGTATTACATCAATTGGTTGAAATTAGAGCAGATGCCATTACTCAAAATGAGGATGGTAATTACAGTTTAAGGTTCCCTAGATTTAAAACGTTTAGGGGTTTTGAAATAGGCGAAAAAATATAAGGAGTTAATATGAGCTTTTCAGGAACTAGCATAAAATATAGAGGCATTGCAAAGGATTCAACCATTGTGTGGAAACCTAAGACATATGCAATCGATGCATTTGATTACGATAAGGTTAAGGCCAGAGTAGAAAAATGTAAAGAAGAGGGTGATAAAAAGGCCCTAGAGGTAATCACAAAAAATATCAAAAGGGTATGTAAAGATAACCCAGAGATATTTGATGATTTTTTAAAACTTGTAACATAAGGAGAATAATGCCAGTAAAATTAGGAAAGTCTTACAAGACTGTTGACAGAGCCACTAAAAAGGCGACTGTAGTAAATCCATACATAAAGGGTATGGCAAAAAAGGATCTCATAGAAAAGTATAACGATAAAAATACTAGACCGAGAGATAAAAGGAAGATTAAAAATGAGTTGGTTAGGAGAGGCGGCGTCGTCTTTAATTAAAGGTATATTCAATACCATCAAATGGGTAATCATATTCTGCACAGTCGTTGCAGTTTGTATGACTACTATCGAAGTATTCTAATTATCTGGCTGTATAAATAGATATATGGCCAGATCTGCAAAAATTATAAAGACAATTGTTTCTAAACCCAAGTGTACTTCACAGGGTATAGGTGGACGTGGTCGTTCAACCAAAATAGGGTTGAGTACTATGAATAAAGACAAAAAGAGGAGTCATAAGGCATATCGTGGGCAAGGTAAGTAAAAACGATATTACTGGAGACAGTATTCAAACAAAAGTAGCAAGTAATGCATATTGGGATAACTATGATGCAATATTTGGGAAAAAACAAAAACTAAAGCAACAGTCAATGACTGAACTTAATTGGGATGGAAATGAAGACCGAGGCAGATATGGAGAAGACGAGTCGGCACAAAACAAGGTATCATCGGGTTCTGTTTGATCAGGACAGTCCATTCAAGCGTCATCGAGTTGTTCCCAATAAAAAGAAAAATATACCCAGAAAGAATAAGAATGGGAATATAAATATAAGAGAGGATTAAATATGGCAGATTTATTAGATTTTGATTTCGGGTTTACCGCAGTTGATGAAAATGAACTAGAAGCAGTCCAAAAGGTTACTACCGAGGCTTCTAGCACGTCCGCTTCTCTACAAGAAACAGAAGAGAAACTTAATAAATTGTATAATTCGATCTTGCCACTTCTTACCAATTTAAAGAAGAATCCCGAAAAGGAATATATTCTCTGGCCAAATAGAGTAGAAAAGATAGAGCAATTTGAAGATTTAATTTCGGGGATAATTAAATGACATTAATTTCAAGTGGGGCATTGGCATTAAAAGATAATGGCACAAACCCGTCAAGTAGCACGATACATGATACTGGATATAATGCATTTTCTCTTGCATCTGATACGTCGTTTTCTTTACACCAAGCTTATCGGTTATTTTTTGATGGCGAATTCAATCAGTGGGAATATGATGTCGATGTACTCGTTGATGGGACTGCATATGTATATAAAAGGTCATCAACTTCTGCATATCATGATTCAGGCCACCAAAACAATATATTTTCAACAAGCGGATTCAATGCCGATATAGGTACTGCATTACAATTATCCGGAACAGCAACTGGAAATGCATCACAAACTTATATTTCTGGAATAGGTTTAAATGCTAGTTCAAGTTCTACACTAGGAAGTTTATCCGCATCTGCTCAAACATTTACATCACCTGATGGTAGTGGACGTACTATTAGTGATTTCGGAATGTGCCAAAATACAAATTCAAATACGGGTTATAACACATCCCAAGATAAGGGTAATATAATTTGGTTCGGCCTAGTTGGTCAAGTAAGTAATAGTGATACTGCAGCATTTTATAATCTGACTTTGTATGATAATAATGGTAATGGAATAACCAGTCTTTT